TTGAATTGTTTTAGTTTGTTAATGATTTGATGTCGTATGTAATAGTAGACGGCGTTCCGCTGTTGTCAGCTATGTATATTATATATGGCTCGGGTATACCTGAATCAGAGTTAACTTCCACTGACATTTCTATTCCAACTGTGTCTAGTTCAGAATATGTGTCATGGAATTCGGCTGTTCCCGAAAGTATGTTTGTTACAAACCTCATTGTACCGGTTCTTAGTTTATCATTACGGTTAATACTGTAATTAATTATACCCTGTTGATACTTATTTGTCAACGGTATATAATTAATACTAGCGTCGTTAAACAAAATACTCCTACCAATTGTTTGGTAAGTATTTCCCAATCTAACTGCGCTGACTGCATTTGTGCTAATGTTATTATTTCCGGTATGTTGCACGGCTGTGATAGCAACATCATTTTCCATACTTCTGGTAATAACGTCTGCCATGGAATAACTGAGATTACCACCAAACTCAATCACAGGTGATATTGGCGTAGTAGTATAACTATTACCAACATTTAGAAAAATATTAAATGCACTAACAACACCATCTACTTTTGTGCTTGACAGTATCCCTTGTCTAGAAACAATATCAAACGCCGAATTTGTAACTCTGACACCCATAGTGGATGTGACATTGCTTGTTGCATATATACCCTGGAAAACATTGGAAAAGGTACAGCGATCAAAAACCACATTGTTAATACCCAACGTGCTATCAATTACCACAGCACTCGAACCTTTGTAAAAGTCGCATTCAACAAAGTTAATATTTTTAGATTTAACTGCTTTAGAAGTGATAACAATAGTGTTACCGGAATTGATAGTTGTAGGTTTATCAACTAAACCTTCAAATCGGCAACGAGTAAAGGATACATCTTTAGCTGAGTCAATTAAGGCAATGGGTTTATCACCGTCGATTCTACGGAACACAATGCCAGACATCTCGATTGGGCCAATTGTGGCATTAGTTGGTACTAGGTTACTCGAATATGCATCTAGTCCTGCTGATGTTGTGGTTTTAATAACACAATTAGCTAAAGGGTTCGTTTGGCTGATTGTGACACTGCTCTTGCCAGAATTACGGAAAACACAATAAGGAGGAATTCTCAGGTCTTGACTAATTAAATAACTACCAGGGTGGAAGTTAATTGTTCGTCTAGTCAGCACAGGTGTAGTCAAAGACAATCGTCCGTATATCTCATCAATGGCACGTTGTATGGCTTCAGTGTCATCTGTGAATCCGTCACCGGCTGCACCAAAGTCTTTGATGTTGATCACATCATCCAGTTTGTCTTGCAGATTACGAACAACAGGTATAACACCTGTGGTAACTTGGTAGCCGCCTAAAGTACCTTTGTATTTGTAAGCAGAAATGTAACCTGTAATATCAGAATTAGTTGTTAGAACTTCTGTGTTACCTATGTAGGGTGCACCTTCCGCAGTGGTTCCGTTACCGATGAATAAACGCAACTTGTCAACTGCCCAACCGAATTCGCCAGCACCTAGCTGGCCAAGATCTTGTAGTAAACCTCGACGAACTTGAATCTGAGAAATTTGTATAACAGCCATGAATTTTACCTTTTGCTACTGTATTTAGTTGCTTCTATAGTACTCAGACACACGATCCCACCAACGATTGGACCACATGTCAAAGTCTCGGGGTTCCAATACAAACTGTTGGTATTGTGGTTCGCCCCAGATGCCTGGATAAACCTCTGGCGGTTTGACGCACATTAAAATAACACCTTTGCGAATGTTAGTTCCATGTACTGCATTGTGTGCCAATGCGTAGGCTGTTAGCTGTAAGAAGTAATCGTCAATGTATTCTAATTTCTTGGGCTTGTTTGTTTGCTTGAAGTCTAGAATACTTTCATCGCCATTGTGCACACCCACACAGTCTGTGGTTCCGGCATACAGTTCAGGATAGAACAAAGGAACTTCACTACCCCATATTTCGTTGATGTTGGGAAAGCCATCGCTGATAACTTTCTTGGCCATGATTAAACTTTGATTGGCGTAGGGATTAGACACAGACTCTTTAAGAGTTTCGCCTTTGATGTGGTTCTCGAGATACGTGTGCATCCTGGTACCACGGTTGGCAGCTTCTGTTGTTATCTCTTGTGCTTTCTTTTCGCCTACTGCCTTGCGCCAGTTGGCTAATGCAATTCTACTTTCAGCGGGTTTAGTTGCATCTAAGATAGTAGTGACACTGGCAACTCTATCCCCTGCGGGTGTCACATAGTGTCTCTTTCCGTTTACTACTTCGCGATTGATTGGTTGGTATTGGTATTTGTTAACTAACATTATTTTGATTATAGGTTAATATGCATTTTAGCATACATAAATCAAAAACACAACCAGGAAAAATTAAGTACGGCGGTTTAATGCTCGTTTAGACATTGCGTCTACTGTACTTGCCGGGTTGGATCGTGCTGTTGAGTCGGTTCCAGTATCCGGATTGTTGATAGTTAAGTCATCGTTGTAGTCGCCGATAGATGGCTTAATGTAAATGTGCTTGATCTGAGAATCGTCGTCGTGAATACTTTTAATTAAGTTTTTTACAGCCGGATTCTTGTTGTAAGCAGACATTAACGAATCAACATTAAACATCTCGGAACCGGGAATAGCACGAACCATGTTGACTAAACTGTCAACACGGATCTTGGGTTCTTCGTGTACATCGCCAAAACGATTACGCAAAGTGTCCAACACATTAAGTAAATTATTGGTTGAACGATTTGCGTGGTCTGATTCAGCGAGGAATTCGCTTGCTCTCATTAGCGTTTTTCTCTACCAACTGGTCCTGCACCGGCAGCGGCATCGCTGGCAGCAAATGTATCAACTTCTGCGCCGGCACCCATGTCTGCATCCATGTCGCTAGGCTCTCCTGCTGGAGCGGCACCTGGAAGAGGCATTGCACCTGGCATTGCGGCACCTGCTTCACCAGCCAGTTGTCTAGCTGACATGTCAGCGGCTTCTCTAGCTTGGCTTAGTGCACCAGCGATATCAGTTAACAATTGAGCCATGTTGCCCTTGAACTGATCTGCGTTTTCAATGCCCATCTGATCACGGATAGTGTCAATAAGTGCAGGCAATTGTTCTGCTTGCATCTTACTAACTTTTTCTACCATGTCTTGGATACTGTCAACCATGTCCTTGGCAGCAAGAATAGCTTCGCTACGACCCATTTCACCTTCCATGAGGTTACGGTTTTCGCTGATCCATTTGTTTAGGCTTTCACGTACCATCAAGAGTTCCATGTACTTGGGATTCTTCTCGGCAGTGTGTGCGCCATAGCTGTGTCTAATACGGTTAATGTTTTCCGATATGGTGTTGCTTAGGTGCATGGCCTTTGAATAGCTTAAACGGCTATAATCAATGGTGAAACCAAAGCGTGTGTTCATAAGGGAGTTCATCTTGTGTGAAGATGCTACTGGGTTAATGTCTGAAAGGTTCATAGTGGGTAATTCCTAGAATTTAAAGTATTTAGCCGATTTTAAACTTTTCTCCAATTGAGATTTAGATTCGTTTAGCCTATTTGTTGTTTCTTCGTACCTGACTAAAAATAAGTCGGTTTTCAATGAATTTTTTTTCTTTTGTGCTTGTTTCAAGCGGAAGTAAAATTGATCTGCTTTGATAGAGAGTCTGGCTACATCAGAGTCATCTTTTAGTATGCGGTCCGCTAACACTATTCTGTCCATTTGTTGGCATACTGCATAACAAATTGCCGACAGTTTGCTAGTAAACACATGATCAAAATCACTGAAACGATAGCATGCTCGCCACCAGTTGTTGTCAATTGGCATTATTGCATAGTTTCCTACCACGTAGCCTTTCTTTCCAATACGAGCAATCAAAGGCGTTTTTCCTTTGTCTTTTGTGTTGGACAGTATAGCTGATAATTCAGCTTTGGACCAATTGCGTAAGTAATCTACTGCTTGATCAACCAGTTGTTCAACGGTTAATTTGTCTTGAGAATTCGATTTGTCCATTATTGTTTTTTCTAATTAATGCACCTTTGTTGACCAGCTGTGCGGCCAGATGCTGTTCCCTAAGTTCTAAATCGGATTTCAAAACCACTTGTCCGTTGTCAAACTTAGATAACACATCTGCTTCTTCGTTGGTAACGGGCATTTGTATATTGTTGATTAATTCTACGATTTTCATTATTTGTTGATGAAATTAATAAGCAAAGAAATGATACCAGATATCAATACTGTCATCATGGCAGTACCAATGGTAATCAATTGTTTACTCTGTTTACTTGATGCACCTGCTAATGTTTCTCTAATAAAAACTATATGCGTTTCCAGGGTCGAAACCTTGGCGCCTAATACGTCGATTCTAGTTTGTAGAGTTATATAGCGTTCTGCTAATGTTTCATAACGTTCCGCACAAAGTTCGACGTGCGCTTCAAGATTTTTCTTTTCAATGTCTGTAGACATAAGTGCCCTTTTAGTTCTTGCCATGGTATTTTCCTGCAACCAATATACTATTTAACCTCTTTAAAAAGAAACCTTGAAATAGGTATTTTTGAGTATGCCATTTGTGTAGAAAACCGGGTCAGGTAATGCCGCACTTTCAGATAACCCAACAATCACCGGTACTTCATTGATGTCTTTTTCTAATAGTTCTGTGGGATTAGTATCACCACCAAACACATCTTGATGTTCTACATAAAACTTAAACTTCCAGCACCGATGTGACCCTGTGTAATAAGAACCAAACTGGTGATTATTCATGGCAACTGTTTTGGGATCTGTAGGGGATACAACGTCTACAGGTTGTGCTCTAAGTCCAATGACTTGTAACACTGTCTCCCAATTACGCTGTTGATTTCTTAGCACGGGCTGTTGAGCATCATTCCTGTATACACCAGTATTGGTAATGTCTATCAAGGTATAACCAACAAACCACATTCCTATTCTATTCATTGCAATATTTATTTGGCGCTGTTTACAGTCATAAAAAAAGCCCTGTTGCCAGGGCTTTTATCTACTAAGAATTTTGAATTACTTAGTAACGAATGTGCACAATGTTGTAACTGTGAATGCACCAATTGTAGCGTTAGCTACTGTTGGGCCTTCGACAGCAACGTATAGAACATCAGTTGTGCCAGCTGTGAATTCGCTGATGCCAGAAACTGTGTTAGTTGCTTGTAACAATTGAACCAATGTGTCAATTTGACTTTGTGTCATGTTGGTAGCGGCACAGTTCAAAACTTGTAATGAACGACCAAATGCACCAAAATTTTCTGTTACACCGTTAACTCTTGCAAATACTGCCATGATAATTTCCTTTTTAAATGTTTACGCTTTCACGTATAAAATTATTTATCAAACTTTAAAAAATTAGTGAGGTTTAGCAAAATGTGCACTACCAAAGTTGGGATTAATTAATTTAATAAGTCCCAAGCTGGTTGGAAATACTATACCTTCGCCGCCGGGCCCTGTGGCTGTTGTTTGATTAAAACCCTGTATTTGACTTTCAAATGCTTGACCTATATCTACCTTGACTTCAAATATAGACTGCCATATTTTGTATAGCGAATCAAGTCCTGCTTTGTTTTGTGCCATATAACCAGATGCGCCATCACCAACTAAATTTTGGTACTGTTTATTATTGGCATGTGTTTTAAGCCAAACATCAATGGTATCTTTGGTTTGTTGTGTACGCACATGGTTAAGATATGTGCCTAGCAATTTTCTAGCTACATTATCAAGCCCTGCAACGAAATCGTCGGCTAATGTACCATAAGTTGTAATTATATTCTGTAAACCAACAACTTTGCTTAGTAACGCATTTCCGTTGGGCAATGAAAAAGTCATGTTAATGTTAGGAGATACAACTGCTACATTGCTGACATTGGCTAATCCTGTTTTGCCATCCCAGGGACGCCCTGCAAATTCATGCACTACAATTAGTGCAACTTTATCAGCCATCAACTGACCCAGGTATGAGTCAGCTGGAACATTATATGTAACTGTAGTAGGCTTAAAAATAAAGTTATTATTCTTGGGGATCATTTCTTCACCGTCGGCCATTAAGTCGCCTTTAAATATGCCTGTGGTATTACCAACGCTGGCTTCTAAGCCGGGCCATAGTGCTTCGATTTTTTCGTATAAGTTTGTACGATTGGCGCCACGATTGATATCGTAATCTCTCCACCCTTGTGGACTGGTTGGGTATACACCTTTAGCAGGCATGTACTTGTCTGTGATAAAAAACTGCCCTTGTTGATTACGTCCAAAATAAAGTGCAATACCGCCATCCCATTTAATAGTGGCCGCTTGTGGGTTTCTAACTATTTCAGTTAGTGCATTGGCATATTTTTTAGCTTCGGCTGAACCCGATAATATACTATCTTCTGGATGAGGAATACGTGGGCCGTCGGTGATTGCTTCGGCTAGATACTCTACAAATCGTTTCATTTAACTACATCACTTATTTGTCTAAACCAAGCGGCAGTACCAGGCTGTACAGTTTCAGGCAAGTTGATTATACCCTTGGCAGCATCTTGACGAGCTTGTGCTAATTTACTTTCCCTGTCGGGGTCACTTTCCAGTGCTTTCATGGCAGATCTGACGCTATCTAATGCATTTTCTTTAGCTTTAGGACCAAATAAAACCTGAGCTACTTGTTTACGTGTTCTAGCTACAACTTGGTTGGTATCTCTGTTGAGAAGGTTGGCACCAAATGCATCAAACTTCAAATTCAAATGTTTAGCAATGCTATTCATTAATATAAAGAGATGCGATGCTTTAAAGTCCGGATCATCATACATGCCACGAGGGCCATGTTGATGCCAAGGTGCAACGATGTTGACATCATGTATGACCATTACATCAACTTGTGCTATTTTAAGTTCGTTGGTATCTTGTTCACGGTATTCAACACCAATGCTGACATTGCGTCCGTTGACATTGGCTTCCATGCCCTGTTTTTCAAAATGTGCTTTTAGCACTTGTTTGGCTTTTTTTACAGGATCCGGAGCATCTTGTGTGTTGGTCAAATCGATCAAATCTTGTGCTTCAATCATGATATCGATATCGCCTGATTGTACTTTATAGCCAGCAGAACCTATATCAGTGTGTAGGTTTTTTAGTAGTTCTGCTGGCAGTGCTTTTTTTGCTAAGTTGACAACTCCTGCAACATCATGTTTCTTTACTGGCGTTGATCTAGCAATAGCATTGCCACCTTCTTTAAGACGTTGTCTAGATTCGTTAGTTGTTTTCTTTGAACGTATATTTGTTACATTAGTGGGTTTGTTAGGATCAGGTGGAGGTGTATCGTCAAATCCTGTTGGCCCAACTGTTGACACTGGTGCTGGGTTCACTGGTGCTGGGTTCACTGGTGCTGGGTTCACTGGTGCTGGGTTCACTGGTGCTGGGTTCACTGGTGCTGGGTTCACTGGTGCCTGCGATTGTGGGGTTTGCACACGAGTATTCGGTTGTAGACCTAATGTTGCCGCAGACGTCACATCTGGATCCTTGCCTTGTCCGGCCAAGAATGCCTTCTTGGCTTTATAGTATTCTTTATTCAGAGTTTGAATATCAGTTGGATCAGCAATCACATTTGAATTCTCGTCGCGCCATTGTTTGCTACCTTGATCATACTCAAAATGCTGGTTTTGAAAGTCAACATCTGCATCTGTCCTAGGAAGACCATAACCTGTGTTAAGTCTAGCAGTGCCTGGCTGGGCAACCGGTGCAGCCTGTGTGCTAACTGTTTGGAAATATTTTTGTGTGCTGGCTGCCAAATAATCATACATGCTACGTGGGTTATTACGTGCCACGTTGGGAGGTAATAAAACTAAATTTGGCTTGTCACGAAATCTGTTTTTAACCCAGTTTGCCATCAACTGATTTAAATCAGCCGGTGCTATATTAGGATAGTTTACTAAGTCTGCATTCCAATCCCGGAACATTTTATCAACAATTTCTTTTTGTATTTTTTGTGAGTATTGAGCTGCCTTCTCACCTTGGTAACCTTGCTTGGCACCTTGCACTCCGCCAGTCTTTAGGCCTTGAGCGGCTGCGCCTACTTTCTTTAAAAAGTCCAGAGGACCTTCTACAATAATTTCATTAGTTTTCATCTTTGAGCTTTCTTATACCTCTGACAAACTTTGAGGAATCCCCGCTACGTATACTATTAAGTAGTCTACGCTCGAGCTCTCCAGCTGTTTCATTGTCGTAATTTTCCTTGATGAAGTTCATCAAATTGATTGCGCTTTGAATAACATTGGCAGCACGACTCTCCACAAAGTTTTCTCTATCCCTGTGGGTGGGTATGCTATCCAATTCAGCCAACAGACTTTTAGTGCGTTTTTGCAAAAGATGCCTCCGTAATGTATTATTTATACACAGTTATAATATTCAGAGTTGTGAAGTCTTGAATGAACTCAGCATCTGCTTGAGTTTGTTGCTTTGTACTTCTGCTGTGCCTTTGGGTGCCTGTTCCCAGGCAGGAGTACCTGTTGCACGTTCCCATTTGGGTTTACTATTACCTTCAAATTCATCTGCTGACTTGTTCACTGTAGTAGTTGTTTTAATTTTATCTAGCATATTAGCGGCAGTACTGCGATAACCGGACTCTTCCGACTGTGACTCACCCGGGTCTGTAATACGCATATTTTCCATGTTGTAATCCAAGTCAATCTTTTGTCCAACACCTGTTGAACTACGACTTTTCATACACTGGATTTGATACTTGCCACGCTCTTTCATAGCTCTGCTGGTAAAAATACCAAACACATTATCTGCAGTATTGATCTTACTAATACCACCTGAAATATGACTGTGATCAAACTCCACTTCTTCAACCGCACTACGATTTAACTGACTGGCTGTAACCATAAGTACACCT